GGCGTGGTTGTGTACCCGGATGCGGAGACACAACGACGTGATGAAAAGAAAGGAGTAAATTATGACCGTGTGTGTTTTTAACCTCTATGAAAACAAACTATGGACAGATACCACTTGTATGGCAGGTGGCTACTACGTTGGTCACGTTAATAAAATAGCACAGCGAGAATCGCCATTCTACGTTCACACGCTGGCTGTCGCAGGCACGTCGTGGCTTTGTAGTTTGGTTACGAAGCTAATTATGACAGGTGTCGGTAATTCATCAGCTGAGAACCTTGACCACCTTGACCTACAAGAGGAAATTAACGAAGCATTACAAGCTGTACCAACGATCGGCGAAGAAGATGCGTTCGATGCTATCCTCGTTGAGTATAACAAAGATAGCAACGTAACCCGTGTATTTAAGTTCAATAACACGATGTTCCCGTTCGAGATGCAAGCGTTCGGTAGACTTATTTGTATAGGTCAGCCTGAGCTTTGTGCTGCAGTGTCTCTTGCTTATGACGTGCATATGGAGAACGCAGACCTTATTGAGTTTAAGGATGTATCTATCGGTGAGATGATCAACAGATTATCGAAATACAGTGCGACAGTACAAGCCGATGCTCACGCATTGTGCTACAACACTAAGAATATAGCAGGTGGATCTATCTATGTACCTTGATCCGATGGAGATGTGTCGATCTGACAAACTCACCACCAAGATGTGCGTGAAGTATATGCAGTTGCCGTGGAACATCCCGATGGTCGCTGCTCTCAATGAGACAACAGAGACCATCGTGAAAGAGGGGATACGTGAGAACCACTCACTGGTACACCAGTTGAAGAACCCATATGCACGCAATACCAAGCGTGACTTAAACAAACGTGTTGATACCCCGATTGCTATTATCGCAGGTATCCCTATGTCTTGGCGGTTCCTCGATTATATCGAGTATATGGGCAACCCATCGAACTACGGTGTATCAGACAGACGACCACGTGACCGATACCACTATTATTTAAAACAGCATAATCTGCACGATACCAAAGAGAACTTAGTCGACTGGATCGTCTATTATGCACGAACTAACAACCTACGCATCGAAGCCGCTGTGACAGCTTCACAAGGTGAGACCCTGGTACAAGTGTTCCAATCTATGTATGAGGCTTATACCAAGTTTGATAAAAACAAACTACGTAGAAGACGTGCGGGATTTAATATTGATGTAACACCTCCGGATAACCCTGAACATCGTATTCAGTATATCCTCAAGCGTTACATAGACATTATGCACCTGCTACCACCTGAACACATTAAAGACGCAGTAGCGACGATGCTGACATACAAGGACATACAATGGTTACCTCAAGAAACGTCTTAGGTCAGAAATTATCGACAGGTAAGGCACGTGTGCGACCTGAGCACGACTTCTACGCCACGCCTGAAAAGGACATAGAACGTATGTTGCGTTATGTGTTCAGTGAAACAGTAAATGCGAACGATCAGTGTCTACACGTCTTAGATCCGTGTGCGGGTAATGGTGCGTTCAAACGAGCAATAAACAACGTGATGCCGAAATGGACGGTCACACAATGGGATATTATCCAACGCCGAGAAGTATTAGATTGGGTAGGTGACTTCTTGCAAGTCGACCCAACTAATATGCAGACCTCTATTATTGTGATGAACCCACCGTTCGGATTGTCCGTTGAGTTTATCCAGCACGCTTTGAAATTCTTAAAGCCCGGTGGTGTGCTCATCGCTTTCTTAAAGCTAGACTTCTTAGCATCTAAGAAACGGTACAACAGCTTGTTCAAAGAGAACAATCAACTTGCACAGGTTATTGTTAATGTGAGCCGTGTAAACTGTAAATACGATGGTGACGGTAAAGACAAAGCATCGTCTACCACCGACAGTGGTTGGTTTATCTTCCAAAATGGTATACCAACTACACCGGTTATCAGATGGATGGAGTGAGTATGGAAGAAACAAGAGTTTGTACCAAGTGCGGGGAAGAAAAGCCATTATCAGATTTTCGTTTCTTACCCACGCAGAATAGATACCAAACAAAGTGCCGTGAGTGTGAATGTGCATATACAAAAGAGCGATATGCCAAGATTAAAAACATCACACCGGAAACTCGTGCAGCACGTCGCAGACAATATGCGGTAAGTGCGGTAGTAAACTACATCAAATTATACGGAGAGGGTATCCTCGATGAAGCGAAAGAAAAAAACAAGAGTCAACATCGTTAGTTTCGGTGTGACATTTGAACCAGGTAAATTCTACGGAGTGTCCTGGTACAGTCAAGGTGGGTTAGATTTCAACGAGGTGTGTTTTATCCCGCCTGATGAACGAGACCCTGATAAATTTTTCCGTAAGTGGTTAGACGAGATTTTAGAGTTCGTCACCCTACCTACGGTAGACATCCAGGTTAAACCTATGGAGATTGCATAATGAGTACAATACAAACACACACAGGTCGACTAATCGACCTACGGTTCATCACTAACACGGACATTTGCATTGATGACCTTGTTCACGGCATCGCAAACGTAAAACGGTTTAATGGTCGTGGTGTATCCGTTTTAGTACACACTCTAGCGATGTTCGATTATGAGTACCATTTTAACGACGGTAATATGAGAGAGAAGATGCTAAAGGCTGTACTACTTCACGATTTAGCTGAAGCCTACACAGGTGACATTATTCAACCGGTTAAGATCGCAGTGCCTGGTTTTGCGGAACTAGAGAAACAGGTAACGAACGCTATTTTAGGCCATCTGTTCGATGTGGAGAACGACGATGAGTGGCAAAACTACTTACCCAACAGTAACCTATCTAAAAGTTTCGTAAAACGCATTGACCTAATTGCCTTAGCAGCTGAGTATCCCCTTGTCTTTGGGGACGATGTTAAACCTGATGAGGTGTGGGGAATCAACGCAATGGAGAAAGAAAAAGTACTGTTCGTTAGAGAAAGCATCAGCAAATACAACGGAGTTAGTACAACAAGACTTTGTGCTATCTTAGAATACTACTTACTACGTATCTTCGCAGGACTACCATTATCGGAAGCTTATAACGAATGGTAATCTTATTTATACAACGCACAGGAGGGATAAACAATGAGTATTATTGTATTAGAAAAAACTACATCGGAACGTATTGCCAAAGACGTGGCTACTATTATCAACGCTTTGACAAAAATCTACAAAGACAAACCCGAAACACTGAAAAAGGACAACTACTCGCAAATCGAGATTTGTTTACCGTTAAACTGTGTAGTTGAAACTACCATTAAAGTAGTGGATTCTATCTTGAATAGACGAGGGTTTGCCGTGTCTCAATTACGTATAGAAGAAAACCGATCTTTCATCAAGGTGTTAATTGGTATCACCGTTAAGTCACATTTGGCACTGGTAGCTAAAATCAGCGCGTCCGGTGCAGATGTTATTATCGACGATTCAAAACAAGGAGAACCAATGCTTGACCTTGATATGTACCCGAAAAAAGAACCAAGCAACCAAGCCGCTACGGACAAACAAGTTGGTGGTAGCCACTACCAATTACCAATTCAGCCTATCGAGTATATCCTAGCAAACGGACTAGGATACTGCGAGGCTAACGTGGTTAAGTACGTCTCACGTTGGAGAAACAAGGGCGGTATCCAAGATTTGAAAAAAGCGATCCACTACCTTGAAATGTTAATTGAGCAGGAGGAAAAAGATGCAAGTAAGAAGAGCTGATTTCGAACCGATTGAAATCATCGGTATGTTCATTGTAATGGTGGCATCACCACTGTCCATCTATCTGATGAATGTTGTTCTATTCACAATGTTGGAAACGGAAAAATGGTGGGTAGGTGTGGGTGCGTTCTTCGCACTTCTGTTCCTTATCCCCGTCGCTATTGGTAGTACCATATTCACCGTTATGGTTATATGCTACTCCATAGGTAGAGTATTTACCAAACTGAGCAATCTATTCTAAAACAAAAAGCTCCGTATTACCGGAGCTTTACTTTTAACTATTAAGGAAATTGAAAAACAACTACTTCATAGTTTTAACTTAGTATATTTTTATTTTAATTTTGAGTCAACTACTTTACTGATGACTTTATTCACAATTCCTGGCACCATCTGAAGTAGAACCTCTACTGCAGTCGCACCACTAACTCCACCGACCATAGCAATTAAGCCGCTAAGGTACGGGGCTCCTGGGTTATTAAAGTGGAACGCCACTGTCGTTCCACAGAAAAAGCCGAGTAATATATCTACCCATCTCACGAACGGAGCCTTATCACGGTCAAGCTCAGCACTCGCTTTTAGTGAGCCGAACAACGCACCCACTACGATGAAGACAATATCAACGTGCTTTAAGATATTTTCCATCGAATCCCTCACACTTAGAAATATATAGCAATGCCCCTAAGAACCAAAATAGCATCAAGAGGTTTATTACTAACATTGTCTCCAGTGGAGGGTATGATGTGACATACCCACTCGCTAGTATACTTTGTAGTACTGCACCAAGTGACAAGCCAAAGAACTTAAGCACCTGGTGTTGTCTGCCTTTAAATGCTAACCCAAGTAATGAGAACAAAGCAGATGCCGTAGCAAATACAAAGAACTGGTCAATTCTCAGTTGCCGGGGCATTTGGATGTTACTGGTAAAGCCCATGAGGCGGTGGGTAATGCGATTAACAAGTATTTTCATGCGTTGACGGATTGTTTGTCCAAGATGGGGCTGTTGGTGACTAAGTCTCGGGGTGATCATGGGATGGGGCAGGCTGGGGTGGCCCG